ATTGAAAACGGTTTGCTTGCAAACAGCTTCCAAGGCTACGGTCTTGGCAACACGGCATTTTCCATGGGTCTTGACGAGCGCTGGGAATATCCAGTTGCAACAGAGCGCCCATACTCATACGCTCGTGCTGCCTGGGCTCCAACAGGCCGCAAGGGCTTCTACAGATGGCACCCAGAGATCTCAAAGACTGTTTCAAACGTTGCGCGTACAGGTACTACAGCCACAGTTACTACATCGGCAGCGCACACCTTTGAAGTTGGTGACTCTGTAGTAGTTGCAGGTCTTCTATCTGCAAACGTATCGCTAAATGGAACATACACAATCTTGACTGTTCCAACAACCACAACGTTTACATACACAACTTCAGCATCTGGAACTATTGCTTCAGGTGCAGCTGCTGGTACAGCAGTTGTTGCAGCTAACTCACGCGCTGTTACTGACTTCCTCTCAGAGGGCTCAACAACAGCGTATAACGTTCCTGGATCACAAGACTTCAATGAGGACAACGAAGTTGACTTCATTATCGCGTCTTCAGAGGATCCAACCTCTTAATACAAAGAAGTGAGCGGCATGCCAATGTGTAAGAATAAACACAGGCATGCCGCTCCTTTATTACAACAGGTATCAACGACGACTAGACAGGACGGTTAAGTGTCAAATCTTTGGATTTCGGTAGAAGAACTTGACAACTACGCAGATAGCGAATACGCGTATGAGGCCGTTAAGGTTGCCTCACAACTTCTTTGGTCTATGTCAGGTAGAAAATATGGTGGGATTACCACTGTAACAGAAAAGTATGTTTGCGCCTCTCGTGCGTATCGTCTAGGTGCGTCTTCACGTAACTACTCTCCCGAGCTAGTCGGCGGAGACCTATACAATATTCCTCTTGATGAATTTGATGACTACGCAGAGCTAACAACAGACGGTATGTCACCTTCTACGCGTTTACGCCTGCGCGGAGGGCCAGTAGTTAAAATTGACGCGATTCGCGATAGAGCTGGAAACATTATTGACCCGTCTAACTACTACTTAGTTGACCATTCTACGATCCAAGCACGCGCCGGAGTTGCGTGGGCACCTTGTAATATTGAAGTAACATACACCTATGGCTCTATGCCACCTGCAACAGGAGTAGCAGCCGCTCGAGTTCTTGCTACAGAGTTTATCAAGCTATGGAGTGGTGCTGATGACTGCGCACTACCTGCGCGTATCACATCGGTAGCCCGCCAAGGCGTCTCTTACACAATTCTTGACAACCAAGACTTTATTGATGATATGCGAACAGGTTTATACATCGTAGATCTGTTCTTAAAGTCTTCAAACCCAGACAAGGCTCGCACAAAGGCAAGGGTATTTTCACCAGACCTTCCACGTGCTCGACGCCATGTAGCAAAACCGTATCCACTACCTGCAACTGCTCTTGATATGTTTATAACAGGCGCTGGCGGCGGAACAGTTGATGTAAACATCGAGTACATTAACGCTACTTTTTTAGTGCTCGATCCTACATGGATACCTTCACTTAAGATATCTAATTACTCTGGCACGAAGAGTAAAGAAATTGGCTCAGGCGCGGTTTCTGTAAACTCTATCTACGCAGATATCACTAAAAGCATTTCGCACAAACAGCTTACAGATAATATTGTCACCTTGACTACTTCCGCCGCGCACGGGTTCTCTGAGGGAGACCTAGTTACTATCTCCGGTATAAACGCCACGTTTAACGGCGCTTACTACATCTCAGACGTCCCAACTACGACACAGTTTAGATACGCCAAGGTTGCGACTAACGTTGTGTACGGTGCTGACACCGGCACGGCTGTTGTAACTAACGAGTCACGCGACACCTTAACCTTAGCAGTCTCTTATAAAGACGCGTACGCCTACGCGGGGTTCTTAGATCCTGGAACGTGGGATCTATACGCTACACGCGGAACAGAAACAGTCTATATCGCCTCAGGTAACTTAGTTCTACGTCTTGGGACAGCACCTACACGCACGTACTCGCTGGGTGAGTAACGTATGCCTATTACTAGCATATCCGGCGTTGATGAAGACGCGCTTAGCTTAAAATATCTACTTGACGGAGTTCTTTCGAAGACTATTGATGTTTTTGAAGAGTACAACGTGCCTCTACCAGCACGACGTTACTGGACTGTAGGCACCGCGGCTGTAGACTGCGAGCAGGTTGCTGTATCATTCATTCAAATATATTTAGGGACTCCTGGCGACCAGGCAGGTCAACCTCTCCGCACAACGAGCCCACGCAGCGCTGTGCTATCTATAGGAATATCTCGTGAGGTACCCGTTGTTGGTGTGAATGGCCGTCCTCCAACAGGAGAAAAAATACAAGAAGGCTCTGAAATTGCCGCAGTTGACGCATGGGTTTTTATGCGACTTCTAAATAGACTTGATCAGTGGGAACCAGGCGAATTTGGTCTTGGCATTATTGCTACGGCTGATGTTAGCGGGGCTGAAGGCGGATTCCAAACTACAACCATGCAAGTAACGATGGCGATACCTTAACATGGCCGTAAAAGTAATATGGAACAAGCCAGCGATTGACAATATGCTTAATAGCCCAACCGGCGAAGTTGGCCGATGGCTTTCTGCAAAAGGAACTGAGTTTGTCGCGGCCGCAAGAGCTCAAGTAGGAAAAAGAACAGGGTTTCTTGCTGGATCTATTCATATGCGCCACTCGCGAGGCGCACGCTACCAGGAACTACGTATTGGCTCAACGTTGAGCTACGCTCTTGCTCATCACGAAGGCACTAAGCCACACGTTATCATGGCTAAAAATGCCGGAGCTCTTAGATTTACTTCTGGGACTCGAATCGTATACGCAAGATCTGTAAAACATCCAGGAACAAAGCCAAATAAGTACCTCGCTGATAATCTGCATATATTCAGATCATAGCTTGGTATTTAGTGTAAAATAATCAAAAATAAGACAAAAGTCTTGTTAAAGACACTAACATAATACGGAGGAAAGAAAGATGAGTACTAGATATAAGGACTTTGGTTCAGGCGGAGCTAGCGATGCTGCTCCTTTATCATTCAGACTACACGACGAAGAATTTCATTGTGTAAAGGCTGTGCAAGGCAAGGTCATGCTTGACATGGTTAAAGAGTCAAGCTCTGAAGACCCAGCAAAGAACGCTGAAATGATCGAGAAGTTTTTTTCACAAGTTCTAATGGATGAAAGCTACGAGCGTTTTCAAGCTCTTCTTGTTCACAAGGACAAGATCGTAACTGTCGACGCCTTGGCTGAAATCACGGGCTGGCTCATCGAGGAGTACACCGAACGCCCTTTAGAGCAGCCAGAAATCTCCTAGACTGGGGAGTTGATCTCTGGCCATATGTTAACGGAAGGGCACTGATGAACGGTTTAGATCTTAGGACCATGCCAGCTAATGACATGGTTGACGTCCTTCACTACCTTTTTGAAGACGACCTCAGCGCTAGCACCGCAGAGCAAGCCGAGGCTCGCTCTAAGGCTAGAGTTTCTATCTATAGAGATCTTTATGGTTTCGAGTACAAGTACTCTGTAGATACTACAGGCGCGTCACATCCAGACTACAACAGTGCGGAGTACGACGCCCCTGAAGAATCAAAAGAAGAAGCTATAGTGCCTTTCAACCCAGTAAGACAACCGGTAAAGCCATTTATAAACGCAACACCCGTTAATGCTGCTTCTTCAAAACCATTTGGAAAAGTACTTGACGAACCAATGGGTCATTAGTAAATAAACGTTAACACAAGGAAGGAGGTGACATCATGGCAATAGTAGGCGAGGCAATTATCATTGTCCGCACGGTCAGTACTGGCTTTGACAAGCAACTTAAAGACTCTGTAAAAGGCGTTGACAAGATTGGCGAAGACGCTGGAAGAAGACTTTCGCGTTCGATGAAGAAAGGCGCTGGGCGCGGAAGCATAGGCGACTTTTTTGCTAAAGACTCTAAGACTTTTAAGCAATTAGGGCGCGAAGCGGATAAAGTTGGTAAGGCTTTTAATTCTCTTCAAAGAGTAGGGTATTCTGTAGGAACTGCTATTGGAGTTCTAGGTTCGTCTTTGAGCTCTCTTGTTGTTGGTGTTGTCTCTTTAGGTGGCGCGGTTCTTTCTGCGACTCCAGCGCTAGTCGCTCTTGGCGGAGGTTTAGCCGCAGTTGTAGCTGGAGGCATCGCTGCTAAACTAGCGTTGTCTGGAGTTGGCGCTGCAGTTAGCAAGTTAAACAAACAAAAAACAACAGGTGGTGGAGGATCCACTAAAAAAGACCTGTCAAAAGAACTTGCTAAGATAGCGCAAAAGAACGCGGAAAATCTAGCAGCAGCAGATAAGAAGTTAGAAAAATCTAAACTTAGGTTGATTAAAGCGCAGCTTGATTACAATAAAGCGCTTAAAGAAGGCGCCGAGGAGATTCAGCAACTTGGCTTTGATGCAGAAGATGCAGCAATTGCCGAAAAGAAGGCTGCTCTCGAATTAGAGCAAGCGCGTGAAACTCTAGCACGCGTGCAAGACTTGCCGCCTAACTCACGGGCGCGCAGAGAAGCAGAACTTGCATATGAAGAGGCCGATCTAAATCTTCGTCAAGCAATAGATAAAAACAAAGATTTACAGGCAGAACAAGACCGTCTTGCAAAAGAAGGCGTTTCTGGAACTAATGCTGTTATATCTGCAACAGAAAATCTTACAGGCGCTGAGGAAGACTACAAAGACGCTGTTGACGGTAAGGCTAAAGCAGAGCGGGATGCACTTCAAGATGTTCTTGATGCAAAAGAACGCGCTGCAAAAGCGGCTAAAGGCCAAGACCCTTTAGCAGGGCTTACTGCATCACAAAAGGTATTTGCTAAATTCTTATCAAGTCTAAAACCTCAATTTGACTCACTAAAAGAAGCTGCAGCATCTGGCTTCCTGCCGATACTGCAGACGTCTATTCAGCAGATTGTTGATAAGGCATTCCCTACGTTTAAGACCGGGCTTAACCTTGTTGGAAAAGCGATGGGCACTGCGTCTAAGTCTGTGTCAGATGCTATTGTAAATTCAGAAAATCTTGCAAAACTTTCTAAGGTATTTGAAACATCTGGCGGAGTTATTGAAAGTCTTGGAAAAAGCATCGGTAGCTTGTGGGGCTCTTTACTCTCTATTCTTACAGCTGCCGAGCCTCTTACTAAGCGCTTCTTTGGCTGGATAGAAAAGACTACTGCCGGCTGGGATAAGATGCTCAGCACAAAGGAAGCAGACGGAAGTCTTCAAGCATTCTTTAAGACCGCTGGCGATGTTGCAGCTCAGCTTGGAGAAATATTCGGCAATACGTTTGGATTTATTGGAAATCTAGTTAAGGCAAACACCGGTCCAGGTAGCGGCGGTCAAATACTTCTTGACTATCTAAAAGATGTAACAGCGCAGTGGAAGGCAAACACTGATTACACAGGAGACGGCCCTGGCTCCTTGCGCGAGTTCTTTAGAGACGCGGCAATAAACGTAAAGGCAATTCTTGGGTTTTTAGGTCCACTAACAAAAGAGTTTATAAAATTAGCTGGAGACCCTAACACTAAGAAGTTCTGGGACACTCTTGCAATGGCGGTCCCAGATATAGGCAAGATATTTAAGAACTTAAATGAAGGTGGCCCTGCCATGGCAGAGCTGCTTGTTACACTGACAAAGTTGGTTGCGATTTTTACAGAATCTGGTGGAGTAAATGCGTTCTTTAAGACGCTTAACGTTGCAGCTAAGGCAATGGTTGCGTTATTTAACACCGCACCGATGAAGGCGTTTTTAGCAGTTATAGCCCCGCTGCACGGCTTCTTACTTGCTATTGGAACACTATTTATGATAGGCAGCAAGGCTGGACTTTACTTTGGCTTTGTACTCAAAAAACTTACGTTTGCTTGGAAGGCGTTAACGTTCTACGGCAGAATTTTTATGTATATGATGAAGTCAATGTGGGCTACAAATCCGATTGGTCTCGTTATACTTGCAATAGTTGCACTAGTTGCCATATTTGTGACATTATACAACAAAAATAAAGCATTCCGGGATTTTGTTCTTAAAATGTGGGCAAAAATTAAAGAAGCTGCGATGATGGTATGGGACTGGATTAAGACAAACTGGCCTATTCTTCTTGCTATTCTTACAGGGCCTTTTGGCGTACTTGTTTTACTTGTTGTTAAAAACTTTGACAAGATAAAAGAAGTAGCGCTTGCCGTCTGGGACGCTCTAAAAACAGGCATAGAAGTAGTATGGAATGCTATTAAATTTGTCTGGGATTTAATCGTTGCAGGCGTCAAGCTTTACATTGATATGGTAAAAGCATACATTAGTTTTGTATGGAACGTTCTAAAGACCGGGCTTGAGTTAGTCTGGGACGGAATTAAATTTGTCTGGGACCTAATCGTTAAAGGTATAAAAGGATTCATAGGACTAATCGTAAAAGTTCTATCAACGATATGGAATGGACTTAAGACAGGTATAGATTTTGTATGGAATGGCGTTAAGGCTGTTTGGGACAAGATCCTATCTTTTATCACTGGGCTAAAAGAAAAGATTGCAAAAATCGGCTCGACAATGTGGGACGGCCTAAAAAGCGGCCTTGAAATTGTAATTAACTTTATTATTAAGGGTATAAACTTAATAATAAAGACACTAAATAAAGCTATTGATGGCGCTAACCTATTAAATCCTTTCAAAGATATACCTAAAATCCCAGAGATTCAACCGGTAAAGCTTGCAACAGGTGGCGTTGTTAGTCCAAGATCTGGTGGAACTCTTGCGATGATTGCCGAGGCTGGTCGCCCTGAGCGCGTAGAGCCTCTTGACGCGCAAGGGCTCTCCGCGAGAGATCGCTCGATCATAAAGTTCCTTGCAGGAAAACAAGGTGAAGGCGCAGGCACTAATTTAACGTTTAAGGTTTATCCTTCTGAAAAGATGAGTGAAGCAGATCTTGCGGCGGCGATATCTCGTCAAGTTGGTTTCATGATTCGTAAGGGCGGCGTGTAATAAATGGCAAAAAATAACTTAGTCACTAACCCTTCGTTTAAGACTAACACGACAGGGTGGTCAACTTCATCTTCTAGCTCTATTGCTCGAATAACTACCGACGGGTTCTTTGGCACATCATCCTTGCAGGTGACAAAGCAGGCTGCTTCAAATTCTGGCGTTGTTACCTCTTCACGCATAGCGGTGACAGGGAGCACCTCCTATGGAGTATCTGCGTATGTAAAAGTGCCTCTTGGCTCTCAGACTGGCACCTTTCAAATTAACGTTGCGTGGTACACCGCTGTTTCTGGCGGATCACTTATCTCTACGTCTTCTTCAAACGCTATTGAAATTACGGTAGGTGATCCATGGGTGCGACTTACCGATGTAATTACCTCTCCGTCTAACGCTGCAGGAGCCTTAATATACGTTGTTCAGCCTGCGGCCGGAACTGCTAGCAAAACATTCTACTTAGACGCAGTTCTTTTTGAGGCCGCGAGTTACATCAACGAGTACTATGATGATGTAACCCAGGCGTACGAAAATAAGACAGTTGATAAGTCGCTTATACCTGTACCTGTGCCAAAAATTACAGGCATGCAGCTCAACGCTGACATTAACCTGAACGGACTTATTCTTAATACAATTGATGAAGACGGCGTTGTTTGGGTATGCACCGGTATTGACGGTTGGTGGAATCACCCTGAGCCAGACATTGCAGATATCCCACGCGGATACGGAGATGGCTCGTATGACATACGTGGACGCTACCAGTCACGTCAAATTACGCTTAACGGCGTGTTCCTTACACCCGACTCTTCATACGTGCAAGCGGCTAGAGATAAGCTAATTAAGGCAGCGGACCTAGTTCACTTTGGCGGTTGGTTAAAGACCAACGAGCAGCCACTCAAGGCTTCCTGGGTAAGACTTAATGGTGCACCATCAATAGAAACTGTTAATGCTCGTGGACGCACTGAGTTCTCTATCGGGCTGCGTGCGCCTGACCCACTGAAGTATGAGTGGTACGAAGACGACGAGCTAGGGTACCGCATGTCTGTCTTAACCTGCACTAACGCAC